GTTTTGGCGGAGGCGTTTTATAGCTGTTGTAAGCAAACCCGATCCCGCTCGTTTCAAGCGCATTCCTAAATTCCACAAGTGTCATTCTTCTAGTCTCCGTCTCAATTCATCTTCGTAAGCCTTGATCCCGACACGTTCCGCTTCTTTCCAGTGCGGGAAGGCTCTTGCCCTGCCCCCGCCGTGGAGCGCATGACCGTACTCAAGCAGGTGCGTCAGGCGGTAATCAGGTGCGGCGGAATGTATCACGATTGCGTTCTCGACTTTCCTTGTCCGAAAACTTCCACGGTAGTTCCCCGTGATGTCGTGATACCCGCCCATACCTTTCAGCACCTCCTGTGCCGCTTTCCCGCCAACCCTCGCGGCGGCTTCGATATCTTCCTCGCTATGATCCGCGTATTCCTTCAGGACATTCACGATATCCGCCACGACGTTGAGTTCCTTCGCCATTTTCTTACCTCGCCTCGCACGTCAGATATATATCCTCGGTGCCTTTCGCGTAAGTTCGCGTCACGCTATACCTTTTGCCTTTATAGCCAACGATTTTTTCATCGGCATACTCATACTTTTTGATTCTAAATTCTTTTTCCGGCTTCAATCCCTCTTTCGCGGCAGCGTAGAATTCGTTTCGAGTAACAGAAATCTCATCGCCCAAAACGTGCGTAAACGCCTCGCTTTTGACAATTTCATTCCCTATATCGTCAAATCCCATCTCTTGCGAAATGAGGACGAGCTGAATGTCACTCGTCCCCATCTTTGCCACCTACAATCAAATTGTGAAGCCGAAACCGGATGTGCATCGGCATATCTCCGGCATTACTCCCACCACCAGACGAATCCACGGATTGATAACGCCAAACAGAATAATCGACGATAAAAACAATATGTTCCATGCTCTCTTCGTCGAGTTCAATCCCGTTCGTGTTTTCAAGTTCGCAAATCACGCTGTCAATGATCGATTCCAGATATTCATCCCTGACGGGACTCGATATACCGAGACGCGCTTTTACGAGTTTTAGGATATTTATAGTATCCATACTCTCTCACTTTCCCTCTGGGACGCTTACAATGCCGCCTTGATTGCCGCGAGGATATCAGCCTTGGACGCATTCTCGTCAATCGTGATCGAGTTGTCCGCCGCAAATTCGATAAGCTGTGCCTTCGTCATCGTGTCGAGATCAGGCTCGCCATCCGCTTCATCGCCAACTTCGACAAGAACGAACTTGTCCGGGAATACCGGCTTGCCGTCATACCTTGCCACGCCCCGGAACACCGTCCGATCCTTGGTGAACTGGACGTGCGTTGACGGTTCGATCCTGATTCCCGCGCGCTCACCGAGCAGGTACGTGGAGAGGTCGCCGATAAGAACCTTATCCACCGGAATCCAGTTGCTGAACACAACCTCGGTTCCGTCCGGCAATCTGAAATCGCGCGCCTTGGGCGCTACGAGTTTTCCTTCTGCCGTCGGAAGAACGACCTGATCGATATAGCGGTTGTAGAACGTCGTCCGCCGCATGATCGCGACAGGATTGTCGATTGCGGGCCCGTCCTCCCCGTCATCAATGACTCCAAACGCCTTCAGGAGATCGATAACGCCGCCTTCCGACACGACGATATTTGCGTTCGGGACAGACGGAATGATGCCCGTCGGCATATTCTGATCGGGGTCGCCGACAAGAATTGCTTTGTCAATCGACTTTGCGATTGCCTGTGCGAGCCGCGTTTCGATATAGTTTGCAAGGTTGATAAAACTGTCTTCAAGGTTTGCATTGCAAACCGAGATGAAGCCACCGACCTTGTAACCATCGATTTCCGTATCCGAGAAATTCAAATCAAGCTCGGACAGTTCGGCGCAGGTTTCAAGCCACACAGCCTCCGGGATAGAACCATCGAGAATCGCCCTGCCTTCTCCCGAAAGCCTCACGACATTCACGCGAGAATACAGCGTGGAATAATCGCCGATTTGATTCTGGATAATCCCGATGATGACTTCGGGAACAAGCACATTCGCGCCGCTAACGTCCCTGTTCTTCACCGCGTTGGCGATGACCGCATAAAAGTCACGCACATCGGGGCGTTCAAGACGCGCCCTCATCTCGCTGCGGGTTTCGTATTTGTTTGCCATTACGGCTCTGCTTTCGGGCATGGGTACTACCTTCCTTTCTTCTTTTCTCTTCGGGTCGCTCGCTCTCTCGTCGGCTTCCTTGTCCTTCTCGTCAAGCGCCTTCAACTCGTCGTCGATACCGGCAATCTCGTCACCGATCTCTCCGACCTCCTTTTCAATATCCGCGATCTCCGATTCGACGCCATCCGCTCTCTCTTCACAGAGTTTCAAATCATCTTCGGTTTTCGCTTCGTCAATTGCGGTTCTGATCTCATCCTGCTGCACTAAAAAACCGCTCCTTTTCTCTTCAAGGGCGGTTTTCTTTTCGAGCAGTATGGACTTTCTCTTTTCAAGCTGTAGTTTTTTAAGCATCTTTCTTCATCCTTTCTCGCAGCGCGGCTCTTTTTTCTTCGAGCTTGCGCCTATCGATATCTTCAAGTTGTTTCTGCCGGGCTTCAATAGATGTCTTCTCATACGCAGGGAATGTCACAGGTGACACCTCGTACAATTTGACTTCCCTAAGAATCCATTCAACGCTATCGTCCGCGTGTTTGATCATTTCTTCATCGAGAATGTCAAAACCAAAAGAGCATTGCTTCACTTCGCCCCGCTTGATTCGCGCATAAGCGTTCATCGCATCGGTATCATCTTGATTCAGCGTGACCTTCCCGCGCAACCCAACGTTATCAACGCTAAGTTCCAAATTGCCGTTTGTTGTCCGCCCAAGCGGGATATCCGAATTGTGATTCCACAACGACACGACATCACCGTTAAGCGTGTTGTCAAAAGCGTGCGGATCGATAGATTCCGTATTGTTGCCCCAGAGCTTGTACTTGTCATCGAACCGGGCAAAATAGCCCGTGATGACTTTATCTTCGGATCCTCCGTCCCGCTTGATTTCTCTAGCTTCAAACTCTGCCATATATTCACGTCTTTGCATCTTTACCTCCTTTCTTCGGAGTCTTTGACTTTAACTTATTTTGCATCCCCAACATATCAACGGGGATGTAGTTTTCGAGCGCAATGAGGGCGTCCATCCGTTCGTCAGGAGAAATTCCGAGCCAATCGCGCCATTCGTTCCGGGTCATGGCCGTCCTGTCCACAAGCGCACTCCCCGCATTGACAAGTTCGGTCATGTCGTATGCGTACAGCGAGCGAGGGTTCATGCGGAAGAACCATTTTTCGGATTGAAGGAGCTTTCTCGTAAGTTCCTGCTCGATCGTTTTTGCTATCGGAAGCAATCTGGAATTAATCCACCCATTGTACTCATCTTTGTCATATGCACCCACACCAAGCATGAACGCGGGAATTCCGATTATTGATGCGATCAGCTTTTTATCAAGCTCAATCGAATCCTTTATCGCGATGTCATTCATGGACATCGGTTTTATCTGGTCGATTTGAATCATGTCCCCCGGTATCATCCACGGTTCGCCGGGTGAATTCTTCAGGAATTTGTTCTTCAGATCGTTGCGCCCTTCCTCGGTGTAGAAAGCCTGTGTGTTTGCATCGAATTTCACAATGATCGTAGGCTGCGGGTTTTCCAGATATCCTTTTTTCGTTGCCTGTGCTTGCCGCAGCGAACGCGCAACGTCTTTCAGCAATACCCGGTACCCTGATCCCACCCAAGGGCGCTGCGGATCAGGGTTAAGGCGGAAATGAAGCACTTCGTCGGGGGCGTATGTCCGCGTCCCATCATTGATCTCGTAGCCATAATTCAAGTCGCGAATCGTCACCGCCGTCATATCGAGTGGACGCAAATCTATAATTATCCCGCGAGTTATGCGAGGATAAACGATTGCATTTCCATCGCCATCAAGGCACATATTCCGTACAATCGAATAATAAAATTCTCGATGGTTGGAGTATTTGTTCGGTTCGATGTCGATTTTCCGCGCCAGCGCATTCGTAAGGCGGACATCCCCTTTACTCGTCTTCTCCATGAGGTGTATCGTCATGCTCGATATGAGATTCGCGATACTATTCACAGCTGACTGTATATCCGGATTATCCGCTAGTCTGGTATAACCGCATGGAATATCGGGGGACCAGGAGTCATTCAGCGAGAAACACGCACCCGTCTTTGCGCTTTCCGCCGCGCCCTCTTCGGCATCGCGTTTTCTAAATGGATTCCACATATCTCGATACCATCCTCATCGTCTTTTTCCTGAATGAACGCGGTTCCGCGTTCCCGATCGCCTTTATTTTCTCCGACAATTCATCATCTCCCAGTTCCGCAAGCGCAGAATACTTAAAAGCCCGATGGCAGCAGTGTGCTGCACGATCTATTTCTTTGATTCGATTTACCAATTCAGTCATTCAAAAGCCTCTTCGCATATTCGTCTTTCGTCTTTTGCTCTGTTTGATCTTCAAGCATCCTCACCGCCGCGAATACGTCAGCGTCAAAGATGTCGATTCTTTGTGTCGGCTCTATTTTTTCGTACTGGATCATATCGTCCGTCTTCTCTATTGCATGGACGTTTTGAACGCAATATTCATAAGCCTGTGAGTGTAGATAATACAACTCGTGATTTTTCGCCTTTAACTCGATCCGTCTAAATCCTTCGGATTTCTTATAAAAATATTGCGGCTGATCGATCATATCAAACCGCTTCGATTGCATCCCAACAACAAATTCCCGTGAGAACTTGCGGTCAAAACCCACCTGTTTGATCTTGAATCCTTTACCGCGCATCATCTCGAACCACTTCACGACATCTCTGTAGTTCGTGGTCGGCGTGTTCGTAAGCGTAAGCCACCCGTCATCAGCCCAACCGAAAATCGGGATATTGTCTTCTTCCGCCTTTTCTTGAGCGGTCGTGACCGGAAACCACGCATGGGCGATCGCTATGTCTACGCCCTCATATTTCCCGTGCAGCGCCGCCGCCGTAAGATCGTGCATTTTGGATAAGTCTGCCCCGCCATACCAAACGATATTCATTTTTGATAATTCATCAATCGTCCATGAGTATTTCGCATCGGATTCCTTGAATTCCTCGATATTGAAATATGTTCTCATCGCCGACGTGTAGACATTGAGTTCCTTTGATAAAAAATCCTTTCTCTGCTGCGGATCGTTTTGTGCTTGAAGCGCGGCAGCCATTATGTCATCTGGTCTGATCGTTATCCCGTAATTCGGATTCGCCTTTTTATGTTCTTTCGGGTTCGTGTAATCAACTTCCCCTGCCTCGCCTTCGTCTGCTTTTGTGATAAATACAAAATATCGCTCGTCATCAATCGTTCCATTCAATACTTTCTTGCAATACTCGCCGCGCTGATAACAGAAAGACGTCATGCTGTCACCGGCAGTCGTAATCCCGATCATCAGCTTGTTTGAATACGCCTTCATCGCCTCCTTGATGACGTTATACTGCTTCGGAGATTTATATGCGTGCATCTCGTCGGCGATGGCGATATTGCAATTGAGCGAATCTTGCTTATCCGGATTCGCCGCCAAGGATTCAATCGATATCGAACCGCCCGCGATCTCTCCCGAAATGCTATGCCCTTGGTTGTTATCGATTATCCGAAATAGCTCCTGTTCCTCCGGACTCATTTTGCGCACGTTGAACAATATGAACTCAAAACTTTGTAATGCCTGTCTAAGAATCGCCCCGACTATATAGATCGTGGATCCTGATTTTCGTTCAAGCAAAGCCAACGCCCACGCAAGCGCAGCAACATACGAAGTTTTCCCATTTTTGCGGCAAACCTGTATAAACGCCTCCTGATATCGCCTAACGTTCGTCCCTGTGCGGTAAAACCCAAGCAGATTGTAAACAATGAATTTCTGCCAAGGCTCAAGCAAAAACGGCGTACCCGTAAGAGGTGTGCCGTCTATTCTCTGCCCGACCCGGTGGACGAATGTCTTTTCAATGACATCGATCACAAATTCTGCGTCACGGATTCGGAAATCGTATTTTTTATTCTCTAAGTCATTCAGGAATCTCTGGCATGACTGCTTGTTCTCGACGCAATATTCATCACTTTTTATTACCTGTCTTGCGTATTTTTTTACCTCCGTTAGATTTTTTCGTTTCGGCATCTAATCCACCCAGTATGCTGATAAGTTTCCCTTCCGACTTGCTCGCCGTGCTGCCGTCCTTGTTCTTCTTCGGGAGCAGCCCAAGCGCATCTGAAAACGTCAAGATGTTCGTGCGAATCGCTTTTAATTCCGTATAAATCGGATTCTGCGCCAAATTCTTCGCGCCGGCTGTGTTTGTATAAGGCACAACGACTTTTGACCCCGATTTTTCAAATAATTCCATCGTCTCATCATGATCACACAAATATTGCGCCAGACATTCAACGGCATATTCGTACGTGTCGGAATAATCTCCGTTTTCACGCATCGTTTTGATGATTTCGCTTTTGTAATTCTTGTGCTCTCCAGCGGCAGTTTTCATTTTTTTTATTTTAAAACCTCATTTTTCTCCAAAGGGCAGCCTAAAAACCCCGCTCTATTGGATAAAGCCCCCTTGCCCGTTGCCCCAATCACCATTAATTGGTAAATTCAGAGGGGGGGGGCTATCTTCTTGCCTTCGATTTCGGTTTTGTCTCAGGTAGTCTCCCGTAGTCAAGAAGCGGAATCAGTATCACCAAAATAATCAATATCATAATCATCATGCGGAACCTACCTCAACACTAATCATAAATTTTCCTCTCTCGATTCAAACGCCGCCTAAGCTGCTCGCCTGCATCTGTCAACGTGTCGCTGTCGCGGTCGTGCATTTTGTTGTGGCAAGCACCGCACAAGCTCACGATATTATCAAGTGCAAACTGTAAGTCTGGACGCTCGCTCACTGGGTTGATGTGGTGTGCGACTGTCGCCGAGATAGACTTGCCATATCTCTTACACTCGGCACATAGATACATATCGCGCCGGAGTGCTACGCCCCTTAATCTGTCATGTCGCATTCGCTCCCTACTTGGCATGGATCAAACATCACCGCCATTAAGCCGCGATAATGCGTGCGCCCCAATAAACTCTTCATAAGCAGCGATGCCCATGCGCTTCATAAGTTCTTCTTTTTGTTCTGCGCTGTCACAAACCACGGTGAAAAAGAAGTTCGCCATGATTCTACCTCTTTTCTGCATAAAAAAAGAATGTGCGGCTTGTCTCCTTTGCCGCTTGCTTCTCGATCTGGCTCAACTGCTTCTTTAGTTGCTCCGAATTTTTAAGTGAGATTGATATCATGCCGCGTCTTAACGCAAACAGCTCTCCGCATTCCGCAGAGGGCTGTTTACACTTTTATTCGATTCGGTTTGTTTAGTTTACATTATGCACATCTGCGTCAACTTCATCGGCGGACAAATCGACTTCGATCGCCTCCTGCCTTAGATCATGCTTAATATACAGCTCTTTTCCCGTCGGTCTTATCAGATCAAGACATCTCTCAAGGAAATCCGTCCAGTCAATAGTTTTATCAATCCCTTGGAAATTATTTACTTTTCCGACTTTATAAACGTCCACACAGTCAAGAGCAAGAGTCCGTCTTATCAAACTCAATGATTGCTCTGCGTCTATCACCGGTTCAAAACTTACAAACGTCCTTATCCCTGCCTCTTTCAATGTCGCCAACATCGCAAGCCTTTCACTCGGAATAGCCGCGCCAGATTCCCAACTTAGACTATCGTGATCATTATCAAACGTCAACGTCGCCCCGACTTGGATATGCTCGTGGAATCTTTTGAACAATTCCATATCCTTGAGACACCTAAATCCACCCTTGGTAAGAATTGCAACCGGCACTCCCGCCCCTTGCAATATCTCCAACGCTTCTGTCGTAGTTCGCCCACCGTCTTCGGATTCACAATATACATCCCCGATAAAACTTAAAAGAACTTGCTCTTTGGGGGTTCCCTTGGCAAGTTCTTTTTTTAGATTTTCTATTATGTTTTTTCTCGGCTCTGGTTTTTTGAAATACGATTCTCGCTTTCGCTGCATACACGATGGCGCATAACAATACTTACAGCCATGCGTACATGCCAAATATAAATTTAGTGCTAACGGGGAATACTCCCTCGCCTTGCCTTTCGGCTCATAGATAACTCCCATTTCCTTCTCCTCTCTGCTAAAAAACACTAACCTTTTACTCTCTTATAATATCATGTTTTCGTAGCAAAAGCAAGAGAAAATGTTGAAGTTTCAACGTTAATTCACATTATTCCCGCCATATATATCTTTTCTCAAACAAAGAACTTAGATAAATGGCGGCATGTAGCCGATCACATTAGTCGCTATTGTGTATTTTCTCCTCTGTTGCTCAAGAACGGGTTGAAATAGCCATTTTTCGCTTGTTCAAATCGCCGTTTTAAGCAATCTTTATTTTTGTGCCATATAAGTAATTGAGCATTGAGGAAAAGTCGCTTATAACTCAATTTTGAGCCTCGTTTTTTTGATCTTCTTTCACAAAATATCCGTATTTCTTAAGGAGTGGTGCAGGGGGACTAATTTCTTTAAATTTTGTTACCCCCAATTTGTAAAGTAAACTACTCCACATTTCTCCATAGCTTCTATTCAAAATCGTTCGTGATTTTGAACGGATGTTTTTTCCACCGCTTTCTTCAACGAGATCATTGTTAGTATATGCAAACCGCACCAAAATAAGAGTGTATATAAAAACTGTCCCGTCTTTCGCGCGTGGATACAAATATTTTAATAACGGAATTGGGTTTGTATATGCATCTAAATCTACAATATTATACTTTTCAATATCAAGAGATTTCACAACCTCTATATTATCTCCCTGTATGGTTTCGAATGGCGATAAACTCGGATTTATGTCTATCCCGAGCAAATCAAATTCGAGCCCTACTTTCATTATTGATTTCCAAAGTTCGCCATTCCCATGAAAGCAATCTAAAATTTTCACATTTCCCTTTACTTCTTTCAGCGCCTGGATGCGTAACTCTCTTTTGATATGGAAATTGCTTGATTTTTTTTTAATTATGGGTTTGCTCATATTCGTAGCCTTCGCGCTTACAAAACGTCACAATCTTCTCTTCTGCGATTTGGTCATCAGAATCTACGGTTATAAGAAAATGGTTATGGCTGTATGGCTTCGTGGAGATGTCGATATCAGGGGTCATGAACGATTCATCCAATACATCAATCAGGTTCTGATATATTTGAGATGTAAAACCTGCAAGCTCCATATCAATCTCGCCATCCAGCGCCGAAAGCAGCTCAACAAGCTCGGGCTCGTCGATCTCCGCAAGCTCGGCGAGCCGGTTGTCCGCGATGAGGTCAGCGTGCTCCGCTGCATCCGAGGCATAGTCCTGATAGTCTACCGGCGCCGAATCAATCCCGACGTGTAATGCGGCCATGAGTCTACCATGTCCTTTGACCACGAGCCCCGAGCGTGTGCTGACGGTAATCGGTTGCCTCCACCCCTGCTCTTTGATGATCTTCGCGAGCAGGTTGATCTGATCTTTCGGATGGTGGTTTGGATTCTTCGGGTTCGGCTTCAGCTCCGCCACAGGCACGATCTTGTCGTGTGCACAGTAGACGGGTATGCCGCCGGCGTTTCCTTTTGTTTTAATTTGCTTCTTCGCCATGTTTCGCTCCATGCCGTATCTCCTGCGGATGCTATCACGTACATGACAGCAAAGACTCCGGGAGGAGAGATAGCCGGGGTCTTGCTATATAGTCATGCAGGTAAAAAAAAGAACACCGCCAATTGGGTGTTCTCCGTCAGATATACTATATCACATCTAAGTTGCTACATTGTGCTACATCGTGCTACAACTTTTGATTGTCTCCAAAAAAGTCATTGATCTTGCGGTTGATCGTCATGCGGTCAAAATGCAATTGCTTCCCGATCTGCTTATCAGACAACCCCACCCGGTATTTCAAATCGATTATCTGCCGCATGGTCGAATCCTCAATGCCGTCGATAAACGTTTCCAACTCACAAAGCATATCCTCCAATCGGTTCTGACGGTTCTGCAAAGTGACCGAGAGTTTCTTTTTCAAGCGCCTCGGATACCCGTAGACCCGCATGACTCTACCTCTCCCTCGTGACTCGGTAGCTTCTCCGCCGCGAACCGTATCGGAAACGCGTTCGTTTTTCAGCCCGTCGATACGGTCTTCAAGTCGCGCGATTTCTCCCGGCAATGCCTTGAGTTGTTCGAGTTGATTTCTATTCATCCGGTTTCCCCGCTCTCTCTCCACGGACACAACATCACTCCACCGCCTTTCTTTCCGCGCGAGAAATTTGCTCGCATTGCGCACAAAACCGAATCAGCAAGTCCGTATAGACCTCGTGATCCTCATCGCTCTCCGCAACATACGACGCAGCACTCAATGCCTTGATGACCTGTAACAATTCCTCCTGCGACAGGTCGGGTCCGGGGTGATGGGTCTTAGAGGAGAGATACGGATACGGATTTGCTTTAATCTTCTTGATCTCCTCGCGCAAACGATCATTCCCTTTCCGATCGTCGGCAAGGGCTTCCCTGCGCGTCGCTACGCCGTCAAGCGTATAGCCATGCCCATAACACTCGGAGCAGTCCGAGTGCTTGTCATGCTCAAAGAAACAGCCCTCGCAGACCTTTGCCATGATGTCTATCGGTTGCCACT